TTTCGTATCGCCAAGAGAATTGATTTGAACTAGACTTGTTACATCTGGTGTGGTTGTGAGAATTGAATTTGCATTCAATTTCTTATTCGTTGCGCTACCCGAGAAAGCAGAAGTCACTGTTAAGTGATTCGCATTTGTGACAACATCAATCACTCTTTCTTCACCGTTAATTTCAATGGTCTTTCCAGAGTACAGGTAATTATAAAATCCTGGTGTGCCACCAATAAAATTGGTGAGATTTGGATATGTTGTATTGCCAACAACCTCAACACCAGAAATATTCACAGTGCCTTCGATTGGAGTGTTTGCATTCAGAATAGCCATGGTGTTTGAACCATAGTAGTCTGAGATTACAACAGTATTGATATTTGCTCCAAATCCATTTGATGCTGTTCCAGAAAGAATTCGAAGTATCGTACTATTATAATAGTCGTTTGTGGAACTTACTGTTGGAGCATTCGCAATGTTGACAGTTGTTTGCGTTGTTCCAGCTGGCGTGACCAAGAACGTTGTATCTGGATTTGTGTTTGGTAAATCGTATGCAACGTTCAGTGTTAAGTTTGCGGAGAGAAGAATGGCATCTAATCCCCAGTTGAGTTGTATGTTAGCGTTTGGCGATGTTGTGTCAATGACGCTGACAACAATGTTACCACCCGAACCGTTTCCTGTGCCATCATAGACGCCAGACGATGTATTTTTAGTGATAATATCAACGTAACTATTCGGAGCGATTCTAAAACCATAACCTCTTCGAACAATGGTTGTTGAGTCAATACTTGCGCTCGTTACGTTATTAACATATGCAACTGCTTTTTGTCTAGACGTCAAACCAGGATCTAATCCACCGTAAATTACGACAGGATCGCCAGTAACATATCTTCTGCCTCTTTTTCGAGGATTAATACGAATGTTTGACAAACTGCCGATAATCGTTTCAGTGAAAACTAATTTTGTTCCATTAGTATCAACATATTCAATATCTAATGTCTCACCGTTTACGAATGGTCTTGTAACGCCAGAAACATAAGCCTCATAAATTTCAGTATTTGTGCCAGCATCATATGATCTATAAACTCTTTCGATGATGCAAGTTGCTCGAGATATTGTGCCAATACCCTTTCTATTTTTCAATGCATTCAAATCAACTGATTGGTTGCCAGAAGATATTGTTAGTCGGAATGCTTGAGGTAATACCCACTTACCGTCAGATGCTCTAAGAATCTGAAGTTTTGGGAAAAAGATTTCTAGATCTTTATCATATAAAACATGGAATAGAAACTTAAAAGAGTCAGGAGTTCCTTTTTTAGCATAGAAATCTCTTGCACTTTTAATAATTCTTTCTGTGCTTAATTGAGATTCTTCTGGAAATGAAGGAAGAACTTTTGTTCTGAAATATGAAAGCAAACTCTCGCGAGTTAAATCAACATCATGATTTTGTTGGAACAACTTAATTTCATAAGTAGGATTTCCAGGTTGCTCTAAGAACTCATAATATTTTTGTAAAAATTCAACAAATGTGGGAAACTCTGAGCGAATAAACTCAGGAAGTTGAGACTCAATTAACGTTGATACTTTATTCAATGTCGACATATTAGGTTACTTTAACAATATCAATTGAAACTTGAGATTGATTGTCAATGTCTAGTGTAATGATTGTATTTCGAGCAGAATTAAACAGAGTGTTCTTTGGAGTTGCATAGAACTTCAAGATTTTAAAATTATCTCTAACATCGATTGGGCTAAATTGCGTAAGAGTAATTGTTCCAGTAATATAGTCGATAACACCTGCAGAATCAGAATAAATCACTTTGATGTTATTATTATCGAAATAGTAAGATCTTAATCTGCCAGTCGTGTTTTCCACGATTGGTTTTAAGATAATATTTGTCAATAGATTATTATCTTGATCATATGCTCTAATTGCTGCAGTCGTATAATCCGCACCAGGCTTTTTAACATTGACTGCTGTAATCTTTCCGTTTGTTACAATAGCCTCAAGTTCAGCACCGATACCATCACCAATAACGTCAAGTCTTGGCGTGGTTGTTAATCCAGAACCACCAAGAACAACTTGAACTGAAGAGACACCAGTAGAAGACAATGGAACTTCTTCAAAGTAGAATTCGCGCAAGATGCCTTCGTTGTCATATGCAGTATATGCAGGGCTTGAACTGATTCTATCAGCACCTGTTGAACGTTTTAATTCAGTGTAGTATTTGATGACGTAACTTCTAGATGTACCAAGTATTGGTGTTAGTCGTTTTTCGATCTTAACGTCAACATCATTACTTACAATTGATGGATGTGCCATGTCAATTTCATGCATTAATCTTGAGATCTTAAAGTATGAATTGAATTGATCCAAGTAGGTATTCGCATATCCATTAATTTTATCGCGAACAAGAGTTGAGAGTTCGCCTGGAGTTAAAGTCGTTGCAGTCGGATCATATGTAACTTTAACATTTAAATTTAAGAAGTTATAATCTGGATCAACGAACTCAGGCGTCACTGTCAAAATACTAATTGGATCAATAACTGTATTAATGATATAGTCTTTTTCTGTTCTAGAAATTTCGTATCCAGCTGCAGGTTTAGCTGAAACAAACACTTTACCATAAACTGGAGGAATATTTTCTTCACCACCCCAAACGTTTACTGATTCGAATGCAGGGTATCTTTGTTGAATCAATGCAATATAATCGTTCTTAGTTATCGCTCTGCCATTTGAGGCATATGATTTTGGTGCGATATTTTTAATCTTCTCGATTGACTCTGCAGCGGCACCGCCCAAAGCAATTTGATCAACGACGATGGTGCCTTCAGTTAAGCCACCAACAGAATCCATCAATCTAAATCCTTTTGCTTTATTTGCTTCTGCGCCTTTACTTACGACATAAGAAACAATAACGATATTTCCATCAGAAAGTTTCTTTCCAAGAATATCATCTCCAAAATAAATCTTATAATTTCCGTTAGTGATTTCATCTAGGAAATAAACTTTACTTGTTTGAGATAAGATTGTTGAATCTGTTGCAAGAGTATATGTTTCTTGTGTTAAATCTAAACTTGAATTTTGCACAATCACTTCAAGAGTTGACGTGTCAATGTTTTGATCTAGAAGTTTAAATTCTTGAAGAGGATTGATCAGCTCATTGTATACGAAAACCTGAGAAACAGGATTGCCTTCATAAATCTCTAGATCTGCAAAGGTAAATGCATTATTTGATTTAGTTACAGTGACTTCATCCAAATTTGTGAAGATATAATTGACGCCATCAATTGCTGATGATGCAAATCGTGTGAACTTCGGAAGAGTTAGCGAAGTGATGGATCCAACTCCAGGATTATTTGCCAATGTGAAACTTAAATCGATTTTTGCTTGAGCACTGCGAATGGAAGAAGGAGTGTATCCTAACATCTTTGCATGAGAAACAACAGAGTCTCTCAATGCGGCAGTATCTAAAAACGACTCATTTGCAATCATATTCATATAGAATGATAGATAATGAGTATTATATGACAATAGATCGATCAATTGAGATAAAGTTGATCCCTCAAAGTCGTAATCTGCAAACGTACTCTGAGACTTCAAAAAGTTCTTGAGACTCGCCTTTATTGTAAAGAAATCTGGTTCTGAAATAACGAGTTTACTTTCGACATTTGCCATGTTATCTTAACCTTTGCAAAAATATAGCCGTTGTGACTGGTCTTATAGAGTTTAGTAAGTAGAATCGAATCGTAACATCGAATCCATCTGCATCAAAATTAGGCGATACACTTACATAATCTACTTTTACTCTTGGCTCAAAATTTGTAATACTTGTGAGGATTTCTTCTCTAATGTTCATAGCAGTCATGTCATCGAGAGGTTCGAATAACTGCGAAAACACATCGGAACCAAATAAAGGAGTAAACCGACGTTCTCCTTTATTCGTCAATACAATGTTTTTAACCGATGCAATAATGGCGTTTTCGTTTAATTTGAGTGCAACATCTCCAGTCACAGGATGTTTTGTGAACTTTAGATCCAGATCAGAATAAACGCGAACAGCTCTTGCCATTTATGAGTCCTCTAAATGATTATTTATGTCTTAGACGGACGAAGAATTGCAACAATTTGCGCACCTCCGCTGCTGACAAGAGAGACGTCACCAATGCGACCATCACCGATATTACCGTTATACGGTGGTTGAGATCCTCCGATAAAGGTTAGAGATCCATTTATGTTTTCATAAACGAAGTTGGTATGGTCATTATTCCACAAAACAACATCTCCAGGCTGAGCATCTGATGGCTTAACACGAGTGAAACGATAATCATCGATTCGAATTTCAAGATCTCTTGGATTTGGAGTCTGAACATATCGATAGCCATTCTGTTTCAATCCGAAGTTGACGAATGCGATTGCCCATCTCGATTGATCGCTCAAATTCCAAAATTCTCTAGAGAATCCGAGATTTCTCCAGAGATCAGTGATATTTGGGTTCGACGGTTCGATTCTACCAGAAATTTCAACACCAGTTTCTCTCCAATAACCGTTTGCTGCGAGAACTAATTGTTTTCTCAGCCAGGCAGATATATCTGCACCATCATTAATTACAATCAGACTCTCTCCCACAACATCATTAAAGATCACATCAGAGCCTGAAGTTGATGGTGGTGCAATGAATCTCTTAACGTTTGAATATGGTGAAGAATATGCATAAGGATTTGCAAGATAATCTCTTAATAACTTATTGTTTTCTTCTGTTATCGAGTCTTTAAATCTAAAGATTCTATCTGGTTCTAGATGTTTTTGTGTATCAGTTGGAGTTCCCAACTTAATTGGTTTCTCAAGATAAGACGTCGCATTTACAACTTCTTGAACTTGATTTACATTAATTTGGAACTGATCAGCGATTTCGATTAGAACAAATTGTTCTTCACTGCTATTTCTTCTCATTCTATCCTTGTTCGTTTTATCTTCATGATACAAGTAAACAATACCATTTGCATCTATCGCAGGCATGCGAGTTAAGGAAGGATCTGGTATCAATGCAGCAATTCCTCCGCTACCTGCCACAGATAGAACATGAGAATCTCCGTTCGAATCATATCCTGTCGCTTCCATATTGGTCGCGCCAGCATTTAACAATCCATTAATCTCAACAGAGGATCCAGTGACTCGAGTTGAACTTCCCTTTAGGTGAAGAACATTACTTGAAGTGAAGTATCCATTTCCTACACTGTTGATTGAGATATTTCCAGAGGATTGGATCGCCACGTTTCCAGATCTATAATGAATCGTATTCGCAACGTTGAAGTATTGATTTGATTTAGAGTAAAGAGTGAAATCATTCGCAGTTGATATGTTAGAAGTATTCGAATTTATAATAAGTTTATCGTCAACTGAGATGTATTGATTGTTAGCAGTGATTGTCGACGTATTTGCAATATCGAAGTGCAGAGTATTGGCTCGCATATTAAATGCGCCGCCAACCGACACATTCATATTTGCACTTACATTTGCCTCTAGATTATTCTCGACTTGCAAGAAACAATCACCAACGACTTTAATATGAGCGTTAGATTCTAAGACAATATTAACCTTTCCTGCAACATAAAGATAATCATCGTTGAGAACGATTCTATAATTACTCTTGACGACTTTTTCTACTTTAGTTCCACTTGGATAAAATTCAACAAAACTTCCAGATCTATGCGCTAGATGAACACGCTCACTTCCAGGAGTATCATCAAGTTCGAACACATGACCAGATTCTGTTTCCATAGCCTTGTTATATGGATA